TGTAGTATGGCCAGAAGACTTACAACTGAAAGATGTAAATGATTTAATTATTTCTGGTATGACGAAAATACAGGTCAAGAATCTTATAAGTAAACATACGTATTCAGGACTTAAAGCATTAACCAATATGACTAATTACAGAAAGTGTTAAGAGGAGAAAACAGATGGTAGCAGAGAATATTAAAGTACAAAAACGAAATGGTAGAGGAACAGAACAACTTAACATTGACAAAATACATGAAATGGTTGAATATGCTTGTGATGATATCACAGGTGTTTCTTCATCTCAGATTGAGATGTCTAGTGGTTTACAATTTTATGATGGCATTAGTACAGATGAAATACAACAAATTTTAATTAAGTCTGCTTCAGATTTAATCACATTAGAAAACCCTAACTATCAGTTTGCAGCTGCTAGGTTATTACTATTCAGTTTACGTAAACAGATATTCCACAAAATGTGGGACCATCCACATATCTATGCTCACACTAAAAAAGGTGTTGAGATAGGTGTTTATGATAAAACAATTTTAGACGTATATGATGAAAAAGATTTTAATAGAATGGAATCTTGGGTATCTCATACAAGAGATTATGATTTTACATATGCTGGTCTAAGACAAGTTATTGACAAGTATCTAGTACAAGATAGAAGTAATGGTATGGTGTTTGAAACTCCACAATTTATGTACATGTTAATAGCGGCTACTATCTTTGCTAATTATCCTAAAGAAACGAGAATGACATATGTTAAAAAGTATTATGACGCTACTTCAAAATTTAAAATCAATATACCTACTCCGGTTATGGCCGGTGTTAGAACTCCTATTCGGCAGTATGCTTCTTGTGTTTTGGTTGATGTTGATGATAGTTTGCCATCTATTTTCAGTAGTGATATGGCTATTGGCTCTTATGTTGCACAAAGGGCTGGTATTGGTATTAACGCTGGGAGAATCAGGGGCATTAATTCCAGAATTAGAGGCGGTGAAGTCCAGCACACAGGAGTTGTACCTTTCCTCAAAAAGTTTGAGGCAACGGTTAAGTGTTGCACACAAAACGGTGTTCGTGGGGGTTCTGCTACAGTGCATTTCCCTATTTGGCATAAAGAAATTGAAGACATCATTGTTCTCAAAAACAACAAAGGTACGGAAGATAACAGAGTACGTAAACTCGACTACAGTATTCAACTATCTAAAATCTTCTATGAGAGATTTATTCAAGATGGCGAAATAACTTTATTCTCACCACACGAAGTACCTGAATTATATGAAGCATGGGGAACACCAGAGTTTGATGAACTGTACGAAAAGGCAGAACGTAAAACTAGTGTAGAGAAAAGAAAAGTATCAGCACAAACATTGTTTATGAATATGTTAAAAGAACGTGCAGAGACAGGTCGTATCTATATTATGAATATTGACCACTGTAATACTCACTCTTCTTTTAAAGATAGAATTTACATGTCTAACTTATGCCAAGAGATTACATTACCAACTACACCTATCACACACATTGATGGTGAGGGCGAAATTGCGTTATGTATACTAAGTGCAATCAACGTAGGTAAGTTACAATACCTAGAAGATTTAGAAGGTCTTTGTGACCTTGCTGTTAGAGCATTAGATGAGATTATTGACCACCAAGAATATCCTGTTAAAGCTGCCGAAGTATCTACTAAGGCACGTAGAAGTTTAGGTGTTGGTTATATTGGTCTTGCACATTATCTAGCAAAACAAAAACTAAATTATTCTGACCCTAAAGCATGGAAACAAGTTGATGAATTAACAGAGAACTTCCAATATTACCTATTGAAAGCGTCAAACAACCTTGCTAAAGAAAAAGGCAAGTGTGACTTATTTCATAGAACTAAGTATAGTGATGGTATCTTACCAATTGACACTTATAAGAAAGAAGTTGATGAGATTTGTAATCGTAAACTTACTATGAAATGGGAACAATTACGTAAAGATATTAAAGAACATGGTTTAAGACATAGTACACTATCAGCACAAATGCCGAGTGAATCGTCTAGTGTTGTATCAAATGCGACAAATGGTATTGAACCACCAAGAGATTATTTGTCAATTAAGAAGTCTAAGAAAGGTACTTTAAAACAAGTTGTACCTGACTACAAGACTTTAAAGAATTCATATACTCTATTATGGGACATGAAAGGGAATGAAGGATATATAAATATCGTTGCAGTAATGCAGAAGTATTTTGACCAAGCAATCTCTGGTAACTGGTCTTATAATCCAGAACAATATGAAGAAGGTCAAGTATCTATTGCCCAAATGGCACAAGATTTGTTAACAACTTACAAACTAGGTTGGAAGACAAGTTATTATCAGAATACATATGATAGTAAGAAAGACGAAGACGAACCTTTACACCCAATGGGATGGAAAGACGAAGTAGCAGAAACACAACCAGCAACGTTACAGGCAGATGATGAAGAAGCCTGTGATTCTTGCGCCATATAAGAGAGAGAAAATAAATGAGTAGAAGTGTACTAAACACAGGTAAGAATATTGACTTTACGAAGCAACCTATGTTCTTTGGTGAAGACTTACAGATACAACGATATGATGATATGAAATATCCTATCTTTGATAAGTTGAACCAACAACAACTAGGTTATTTCTGGAGACCTGAAGAAATCTCTTTGCAAAAAGATAGAAATGATTATGCACAATTATCCGAGCAACAAAAGTTTATCTTTACTGCTAATTTAAAATATCAAACTATGTTAGATAGTGTACAAGGAAGAGGTCCATGTTTGGCATTCTTACCATTTGTATCATTACCTGAGATAGAGGGTTGTATTGTTACATGGGATTTTATTGAGACTATTCATTCTCGTTCTTACACATACATTATTAAAAACTTATACTCACAACCAGGTGAAGTATTTGATACTATTATGGGTGATGATAAAATTCAAGCAAGAGCAACATCAATTACAAAGACATATGATGACCTAATTAATCTAGGTTACCAATGGCATTTGAATCCTGAAAAAGTTGATATGTATGAATTGAAGAAGAAACTATGGTTAGCATTAGTTACTGTAAATATCCTAGAGGGTTTACGTTTCTATGTATCGTTTGCTTGTTCGTTTGCATTTGGTGAATTAAAACTACTAGAAGGTAGTGCTAAAATTATATCATTCATTGCAAGAGACGAATCACAACACTTAGCAATGTCACAACGTATTATCAATAACTACAGAGACGTAGAAGGCGATAAAACAATGTTAAAAGTCATCAAAGATACCGAACAAGAAGTTATCAAAATGTATGACGAAGCAGTAGAAGAGGAAAAGCGATGGGCAACATATCTGTTTTCCAAAGGAAGTATGATTGGTTTGTCAGAAAAACTGTTACACCAATTCGTAGAATACATGGCGAACCGAAGAATGAGGGCAATCGGCCTAACTCCGAAGTACGACCAAAGAACAAATCCATTACCATGGACAGACCATTGGCTGAATTCAAAGGGTACACAAAATGCACCACAAGAAACAGAGATTGAGAGTTATGTTATTGGTGGAATTAAACAAGATGTCGAAAAAGACCAATTTAAGAAATTTAAACTATAATGGAAAAAGCAAGAAAAGAATGTACGAACTGTGATACGACTTATCATGTTACGTGGGATATTGAACAACAAGATTTAGAACCTATGTCATGTCCGTTTTGTGGTTGGGAAGTTGAGAACGAACCTAAAGAGATTATTGAGGAGATACCTAATGACGCAGATGGTAGAGACACCGAAGACAATAATTGGGATTGATTACAGTTTAACTTCTCCGGCGATTAGTATTGATAATGGAGCATTGATGTTCTTTTACCTCACAGGTAAAAAGAAATGGTCAATGACTATGAATGATATGATTGTCGGTGAAGCACATAAAGAATATAAGACTGACATAGAACGATTTAAAAATATATCAGACTTTGCAATCAACCTAATTTTAGCAACTCAAAATCCTTATGTTTACATAGAAGGTTACTCCTTTGGTTCAAAAGGACGTGGTGTATTTCAAATTGCCGAGAATTGTGGCATTTTGAAGTATAGATTAGAAGAACTAAATATACCATACAAGACAGTAGTACCAAGTGTTGTAAAGAAGTTTGCAACTGGAAAAGGTAATGCTGATAAAGATAAGATGTATGAACATTTTGTCAAAGATTTAAAGATTGACTTGAAGAAGATATTTGATACAGAAAAAGTTGGTAATCCAATTTCAGATATTGTTGATAGTTATTACATAGCTAAATGTGGAGCAGATGATGAATTTAATTAAAGGGTGGCATTTACCAGATTGGGACACTCACTATGAACATACTCTTAAAGAACATAAAGGCAAATGGGAGTATCAGAAAGACACAAGAGATTTCAGTTTAGAACATTGTAACAATTTTGAAGCTGAAGCCATTGATGTAGGTGGCAATGTAGGTTTCTGGTCAAGAGACCTATCAGAAAGATTTAAATTCGTTCATGCATTTGAACCACATCCAGATAATCAATTGGCATTTACGACCAATATGATTAAAACAAATTACACATTATATCCTGTCGCAGTTTCAAACGAGAAACAAAGTGATGTAGATTTCTTTTCATCACCAGATGAGTGTGGTAACATGTCACTTAATGAGTGGGGTGTACAGACAGGTAATACTCAAAGAAAATTAGAATCAGATAGACTTAGTAAAATGAAAGTAGATGTAGTCACTATTGATGAATACAACTTTGATAACGTAGGTTTTATGAAAGTAGATGTACAAGGCAATGAGAGAAACGTTGTGCTTGGTGCAGAACAAACTTTAAAGAATAATAACATTACATTAGTATTAGAATTACCTATGGACCATGCTAGAACTACATATAAAGAAGAACAAAAAGAACATGACGCCATTGCAGAAATCTTAAAAGAATGGGGTTATACTAAAAAAGGACAATTGCGTAAGGAGGCGGTCTTTCAAAAATGAAAATAGGTGTAGTTACAACATTAAATAAAAAATTATATAAAGAATATGGACATAAGTTTTTTGAGACTTATAATTGGCCTTTTGATTTGATTGTTTATAGTGAAGATATGATGGATATACCAAACATGAAAGGTCTGGTAGTACGTTCATCATACGAAGAGATACCAGAGTTAAAAGAATTTGTAGAACGAAACAAAGATAGACCAGTTGCAGATACACCACAAGGGTATCTACATGACGCAGTTAGATTTAGTTACAAAGTATATGCATATTGTAATGAAATTATTACAAGTGAAGACTATGATGGTTTAATCTGTATTGACGCAGATAGTATCTTTAACAAGAGGATTGACGAAGATTGGATTGAAAAACACATACACAGACAAGAAAGTTTTATGACTTATCTTGGTAGAGGTGACCTCTATAGTGAATGTGGTTTCCTATACTTCAACAGACGACATGAAAATACTTTTGAGTTTGCTGTTCGTATGAAAGAAATGTACAACACAGATACAGTTTATAAACTACAAGAAAGCCATGATAGTTTTGTATGGGATTATGTACGAAAACAAACAGAAGATATACATGGTTGTAAGAATTATAGTATTGGTGACGGTAAACCAGGTCACGTACAAGCAAGGTCTATATTAGGACCTGTTTACGACCACATTAAAGGTCCTAAACGTAAGAAATTATTGAGAAGTCCAGAAAGGCAATTTTAATGATAAACATTTTTATTGGTTATGACAGTAAAGAGAAGGCAGCCTTTTCTACACTAGCATATAGTATTTTAAAGAATAGTACACAACCAATTGCTATTACACCTATTTACTTAGAAAACATTAAAGACGATTTTGTAAGAGAACGTAGTCCTTTATCTTCAACAGAGTTTAGTTTTAGTAGATTTATTATTCCACATTTAATGAATTACCAAGGTTGGGCATTGTTTATGGATTGTGATATGTTAATGAGAACGGACATTAATGAACTTTGGCGACTAAGAGATGACAAGTATGCCGTTCAAGTATGTCAACATGATTATACACCTAAGAATAATACAAAGTTTTTAGGTCAGACACAAACGGCTTATCCTAAAAAGAATTGGTCTAGTTTTATGTTAATGAATTGTGCTAAATGCAGTACACTAACACCAGACTATATTAATAGTGCAAGTGGTCTACAACTACATCAATTTAAATGGTTAGAGAATGAAGATAAGATTGGCACTTTACCATTAGAATGGAATTGGTTAGTTGGTGAATACGAAAAGAACAATGAAGCTAAGAACGTACACTTTACAGAAGGCGGTCCTTGGTTTAAAGATTACAAAGATGTTGATTATGCAGACGAATGGTTTAATTACTATAAGGAACAGCAGGTGTGATAGAAGTATTTTTAACAGGCACAGGTAAAGATAAATTTCTTATAGACTTGGCCAGTGAGGGCAGAGGTATTGAACATAGACCTGATTTAGGCAGAAACCAAAAGATTGGACAATACGAAAACGCACATTGGCATACTTTTAATATTAGAGATTGGACAAAGAATCCAGTTGCATGTATTGGTACTCTTAGAGGTACACACAAAATTATACAAG